CCTGATGGAAGCTGAGGCCGCCAAGACCGGCAGCGCCTCCAAGTGGACCGCCGAACTGCAGGCTCAGCTGGATCTGCTCAAGGCCCAGCAGGGCGTCATTCAGAGCAAGGGCGCTGCAGCTGAGGCTTTCGCCGTCCAGGACGAGAAGGGCAAGAAGGTGCGGGACTACATGACCCGCCTGCGTGGGGAGCTGAACGACACCGACGCCATGATCGTCAGCTTGGCGGGCTCCATCGAGAGCGAGATCGGCAGCGCCATGAGCAACGCCATCGGCGGCGTCATCTCAGGCACCACCACCGTGCAAGAGGCGATGGCCACGATGTTCAAGAACATCGGTGCCTCCTTCATTCAGATGGCCACCGAGATGATCGCCAAGGCGCTGATCCTCAAGGTGCTCGGCGTCTTCGGTGGCGGTGGCCTCGGCGGTGGGGCCATGGGTGGCCTTGGCGGACTGGGAGGGCTGAACTTCGGTGGCCCTCAGTTCGGCCTCAGCTTTGACGGTGGCGGCTACACCGGCAGCGGCCCGCGCTCGGGCGGCATGGACGGCAAGGGCGGCTTCCTGGCGATGATGCACCCGCAGGAGACCGTCATCGACCACACCCGCGTCAATGGAAACAGCGGCGGCGATGCACCTGTCATCAACCAGACCATCACCATCAGCAACGACGGCAATGCGTCAGTCGCCAGTGATGACGCCGGTAGATTTGCCTCCATGATGCAGCAGGTCGCCATCGCCACCATCCAGAAGGAGCAGCGGCCTGGCGGTTCGCTCAACCGGAGGCGCTGACGATGCCGATACCCTGCGACGCCATGATCAGCCTCGGCAACCTCAAGGTTGCCCTGTCGGCCTCACCGACCCGCACCAAGCGGGTGCTCAAGGCGCAGTTCGGCGACGGCTACATGGAGCGCCGCGCCGATGGCCTCAACCCGTGGTCCACCACCTGGAGCATGGAGACGGTGCCGCTGGTCGAGGACGACTGGCTGACGCTGGAGGCATACCTCGAGGCGCTGGGGGAGAAGCCCTTCAGCTGGCAGCCGCCCGGGTCCCCTGAACCGCTGGCCTGGGCGCTGGAGCCGGTGCAGTGGCAGCGCAGCACCGAGGGGCCGCTGTGCAAGCTGCGCTTCACGATCAAGACCTGGAACGGCCCACCGCCGCAGCCGATCCTGCTCGGCACGCCGAAGCTGATCAAGATCGAACCCACCCGCATCTTCCGCACGGTGCAGCCGAAGGTCTACCCTCTCGCCGGCACGATGTACCCCAGTCCCTACAGCGGAGGCTTCTACCCGCTGCGGCAGCCTGCCAACCACGTCGTCACAATCATCGGCCGCAACTTCACGCCCAACAGCATCGTGCTACTCGGTAGCACGCCCCAGCCCTTCCATTACCGCAACCCCTATCTGTTGGAGGCCACCATCGACGCCAACGACCAGACCGTTGGTCCACATCAGCTGGTGGTGCGGGAAGGCAGCCAGCAGTCCAACGCGCTGACGCTGACGGTGGGCTGATGGCGACCGATCGCTCCTTCAAGGACAACGCCGACCTGCAGGGGTTGATGGGTGATGCCATCCTCGACCTCTTCATCCTCGACCTGCTGCCGGCGGATCCCACCGCCACCCTGCCCAACCGCTACGTCTACTTCTGCAACTGGTCGCAGACCGACGGCGCCTCGGTGCAGTTCGCGGGCGTGCCCTACGTGGCGTTGCCGGTGGCGGTGAGCGGCTTCGAGATCCGCTCTGAGGGTGTGCCGCCCAACCCGGCGATGACGGTGGGCAACATCGGCCTGGACTGGACGGGCCTGATCAACACCTGGAACGACTTGGTGGGCTGCACCATCACTCGCAGGCGGGTGCTGCGCCGGCACCTGGATGACGGCACCAACCCCGATCCCCTGGCCCACTGGCCTGACGAGCAGTGGTCGATCGAGCAGAAGTCGAGCGAGAACAAGCTGGCGGTGACATTCCAGCTGGGCACCGCCTTCGATCTTGATGGGGTGGTGCTGCCCCGCCGCATAGCTCTGAAGTACACCTGCATCTGGAAGTACAAGAGTGCTGACTGCGGTTACACCGGCCCACTGCCCACCTGCGGCCTGACGCTCGGCGACTGCTACGCCCACTTTCAGTACGACCCGAGGGGAGTCCCCTTTGGTGGCTTCCCCGGGCTGACGCTGGAATGAACTGGCTGAGCGAAGAGGAGCAGCAGGTCATCCGCCTGTTCTCGGCAGCTGCGCCAGAGCAGGAGAGCTGTGGCTTCGTCTTGAGCGACGGGGCAGTGGTGTCGCTCGCCAACACCGCCGAGAACACGATCGAGCAGTTCCGCATCGACCCCGCCGACTACGCCCGCCTGGAACCGCTCGGCATCCGCGGCGTCTGGCATAGCCACCTGGAGCTGGATGCCTTCAGCGCCACCGACCAGCAGGTGATGCGGGCGGATGTGCTGCCGTGGGCGGTCTACTGCCTGCGCACTGACCGCTTCCACCAGTGCGATCCGCTGGCTGTGGCGCCCTACGTCGGCCGCCCCTTCGTCTACGGCATCTATGACTGCTACTCACTGGTGCGCAACTACCTCGCCCAGGAGCACGACATCCACCTGCCAGTTTGGCAGCGCCACACCTACGGCGAGTGGAATGAGAGGAACTTCACGCCCTTTGACGAGGAGTTCCCTAAGTACGCCAAGCGACTGCCTTCACACCTGCCGCTGCAGGACGGGGATGTGGTTGGCATGAACCTCGGCAGCAATAGCGGCCACACCGATCACATCGGCATCATCAACTCCGACCGATTGCTGTTGCATCACCTGGCGGAGAAAGAAAGCCGGGTTGATGTGTTTGGAGGCATCTGGCAGCGGCAGCTACGCTGGGTCATGCGACCTGTGGCGCTGTGGAGATGACCGAGCCGACCCTCCGCACCGTCCGTCTGCTGGGTGCTGCGGGGCGGCGCTTCGGCAGGGTGTTCCGCCTGGCGGTCAGCTCACCGGCGGAGGCGGTGCGGGCCCTGTGCGCCCTGCTGCCCAGCTTCCGCGCCTGGGTGCTGGAGCAGCACGATCTGGGCGTGGCCTGGCGGATCATCACCGACGACCCCAAGGGTCTGGAGGCTGACGAACTGGAGCGCAGCACCGGCGCCCCACAGATCATCCTGGCGCCCGTGGTGGTGGGCGCCGGTGGTGCCTTCCGCTGGATCGCCTCAATCGTGATCGGCGTGGTCCTGATCGCCGTGAGCTTCGGCGCCTTCGGCATCCTCGCGGGGCTGGGTCTGTCCAGCTCCGCCACCAGCATCGGCCTGCTCGGCGCCGGCCTGGCCTTCAGCGGCATCGCCGGGATGCTCACCCCCACCCCCAAGCCCGAGAGCAGCGTGGCGGCAGAGAAGGCCGCCGACCTGCAGTCCAACCTGTTCAGCCGCAACCAGGGCACCGACGGCCAGGGCGAATGCGTGCCGCTGCTCTACGGCCGGCGGCTGGTGCAATCGCCGCGGCGCATCAGCTTCAGCCTGCAGAACCTGCCCAGCTCCCGCGAGATCCATGTGGGCGGCACCGCAGGGCTGACCGGCTACGTCAACGGCCGGGGGGTCTACTGATGAGCAAGCTGATCCACGGCGCCGGCGGTGCGCTGGGAGGGGGCGGCAACCAGAAGCCCCCGAAGCCACGCCAGCCGATCGTCACCCAAGACAACGGCGGGCTGCGGACGATCAGCTTCGCCAAGATGCAGTTCCTGTTCTGCGAGGGTCCGATCCAGGGCCCCGCCGTGGGGCTGGAGCAGAGCATCTTCATGGATGGGACACCGGTGCGCACCACCAGCGGTGTCGGCATCCAGCCCCTGGACCTGGTGCTGTCCTACGGCCGCGGGCCCGCCGAGCAGACCGCTGTGCCGGGCTACGGCCAGGTGTCCAACATCATCGGCGTGGACAAGGTGGTCAAGAAGCACCTGCCCGTCACGCAGCAGATCACGGGACTCGATCAGAGCGTTGGCTACTCGGCGCGGGTGCTGCTCACTTGGCAGGGTCTGGTCCGCCAGATCGTCTCGGGTAAGCGGGCGGGCGACGTCCTGCCCCACAGCTGCGACCACAACATCACCTACACCGACAACCTCGGCGTGGTGCGAGGCCCCGGCTTCATCGCCCTGGAGGACAAGTTTGGTGGCCCCTTCCAGCGGGAGTATGAGTTCGCCCTGGAGGGACCTGGCCCCTGGACCATCCGGGTGGACCGCTGGCAGGACGATGACGCCGACCGGGAGGACGCCGTTGGCAACAGCGAGAACTACCAGTCCACCTTCAACTTCAGCTCCATCGTCATCAACACCAACATCGGCCTGCGTTACCCCTACAGCAGTGTGCTGACACTGGGGTTGCGGGCTGATCAATACGCCGACATTCCGGCGGTGGCAGCTGACCTGCTGGGCAAGATTATCCGCGTCCCCAGCAACTACGACCCAATCAACCGCATCTACAACGGGCTGTGGGATGGCACCTTCAAGGATGCTTACAGCAACAACCCGGCGTGGGTGCTCTACGACCTGATCACCCACGACCGCTACGGCCTGGGGCAGTACGTCGATAAGCAGCTCGTTGACAGGTGGACCCTCTACGAGATCGCCCAGTATTGTGACCAGCCCGTCCCTGACCTGAAGGGCGGCACTGAGCCCCGCTTCACCTGCAACCTGATCCTGCAGACGGCCGAAGAAGCCTGGACTGTGCTGCAGCAGTTCAGCAGCATCTTCCGGGGCATCATCTACTACGCCTCCTCCACCATCATCACGGTGCAGGACTGCCCCAAGGAGTTCGTCTACACCTTCAACGAGTCGAACACGATCGAGCAGTTCGACGAGAGCGGCGAGGTCTCCCAGGGCAACTTCACCTATGCCGGCTCCGCCAAGCGGGCGCGGCACACTGCTGTGCTGGTGTCGTGGGATGACCCGGCCGACAACTACCAGCCCCGCGTCGAGTACGTCGCCGACCAGGACGCCATCATCAAGCTGGGCTACCGCGCCCTGCAGCTGCGGCTCATGGGCGTCACCAGCCGAGGGCAGGCCATCCGCGCCGCCAACTGGGCGCTGCTGAGCGAGCAGCTGCTCGACGACACGGTGAGCTTCTCCACCGGAGCCATCGGCGCCACCATCCGCCCCGGCGATCTGGTCCGCATCGCCGACCCCAACAAGGCCGCCATCCGCATGGGCGGCCGCATCCTGGCGGTCAACGACGACGGCACCATCACGGTGGACCAGGCGCCGCAGAACCCACCGGGCGGGTGGTCTGGCGCCACCTTCTCCTTCATGGCGGCTGACGGCGATGGGCAGCCCGTCCTTCGCACGAGCCCCGTGCAGGAGCCGGTGGGTGATGTGC